GCGCGGCTCGTCGTGGCGGGCGTGGTGCAGCAGGCCGAAGCGGACGCTCTGCTGGCGCTGTCTCGCGTCGAGCGTCGTCCATCGTGGGCCGAGGCGCACGGCGTCGCTGTTGATGCGCGGGCGGTCGGTCTGGCGCGTGGAGGTCGGTGATGGCAGTCGCGAAATGGGCCACGCCCAGCACCCGCAGCAGCAATATCCTCTCGACCGTCGCGGACTCGTTGGCGAACGGATCGGAGAGCAGCGTTGTCACCTACGACAACAGCAGCAACAAAGACCTGTACGCGCTGCTGACGCTCAAGCTCGGCAGCATCACGCCATCGACCGGCGGGTCTGTCAGCATCCGCGTCACGATCAACGACGGCACCGACACAAGCGACAAGGTCGGCGGCGATGTCTACGTCCTGCCGCTGACGAGCGGTGGGTCTGCCAAAGTCAACATCGTGCAGGTCAGGCTGCCGCCGTTCTCGTTGCGTCTGTCGGTGGTCAACAACGCGGGTGTGACGCTGGCGTCGAGCAACAACGAGTTGTACGTCCGCCCCTGGAACGAAGAAGTGGTCTGATGCCGCGCGGGCTCTCGGACTACGATAGCGCGCGGATACAGGGGCGGCTGTGGACGCCGGAGGTGTTGAGGCCGGATTTCTGGTTCGACGCAGCCGACCAAAGCACAATTACGATTTCGTCAGGCAACGTTACGCAATGGAACGACAAAAGCGGGAACGCTCGAAACCTTACGACGGCGTCTAGCTATCCATCCTACAGCATTGAGGGCAGAAACGGCCTTAACGTTGTAACGTTTTCCGGCTCAAGTCTTGCCGTAACCGGCCTGTCGATAAACTATACGGCTCAAAGCACGTTCGGCGCGTTTCGGCTAGGGTCTTACCCTTTGTACGCCCGTGTCTGGACCCAAAGCGACGCAGGGATAGATTTTTCCACATCCGGCGCTTACATTCCAATAGTAAGCGGACCAGCAACTCCAACGTGGTGTTCCTACACAACAAACTTTGAGTCTCAAATCAGCCTGACAGACGGAGCTTGGTGCATTTTCTCTTCCGTCCATAACGGCGCAGTGCTGCGAAATGCGGCAAACGGAGTGCTTGCCGCACAGGCGTCCGCGACGTTAAGCAAAACATTTACGCGCTTTGGAATGACGGATTCGTTTTCCGGGGCCACGGTTCCCTTTTCTGGAGATTACGGAGAGCTTGTTGTTCTGCCGACCGGAGGCGTAACGAGAGACAGGGTTCTCGTTGAAGGCTATTTGTCTTGGAAATGGGCCATCCCTCTCGCCGCTAACCATCCCTTCGCCAATCGCCCGCCGCTGATCGGGGACTGACATGCTGCGGGTGAGGACGCCATACAGTTTTACTGCTGGCAGCACCCCCACAAGCGGTCTGCAGGGTTTGACATTTCTGTTTGGTGGGTTGCTGGGCGGCGCTGCACCTCCCGTTACAGGGACCCAGGCGTGGATCAACGTGGCGGGCACTTGGAGACAAGCCACAGTCTACATCAACGTAGGTGGGGTCTGGAAAGTTGCCACGCCCTATGTTAAAGTGGGGACTTGGAGGTAACGATGGCTACCACCTACACGGATCTCTATAACTCGATCATCGACGCCACGGAGAATGCCGACGCGGAGTTTGCCGCGCGGATCCCCACGTTTGTCGATCAGACTCGCATGCGCCTAGCGCGCGACATCGACACCTACGGCATGGTCACCTACACCACCGTCTCCGCCTCCGCTGGCAACCCATACATCAGCCTCCCCCAGGATGCCCTCATCCTCAAAGCGGTAACCCACATTTCCGATGGCTCCCACAGCCAACTGATCATGAGGACCGACGAGTTCCTCCGGGAATACTGGCCCAACCGCACCTCCGTGGGATCCCCCAAATACTATGCCCGCTGGGGTTTCTCCCAGTTGCTGGTGGCCCCCGCGCCCACTTCCGCCACCCTTGTCGAAATCTCCTACGTGCAGGTCCCCACCTCCATCGGACCCGTGGGCACCTCCACCAACTGGCTTACTGACTATGCGCCCGAAGCCCTCTTCTACGGCTGCATGCACGAAGCCTGTATGTTCATGAAGAATTATGACGCGGCGGCCCTCTGGCAAAACAAGTACCAGGCCGCCGTGGCCAGCCTTCGCAACGAGGCGCGGCGTACCCGTCAAGACGACAACCTCAACAATAACTCGCCCGCTGGCGGCGACAATACCCTGCAAGGCGGTGTCTGATGCCCTCCACGTATTCGTCCTCGCTTCGGCTGGAACTTCAGGCATCCGGCGAAAACGCCAACACCTGGGGCACCAAGACCAACAACAACCTCAACCTGATCGAGCAAGCCATCGCTGGCTACTCCAAGATCACCCTGGCCTCAGCGTCCGCCACTTACACCCTTCCCATCGCAGACGCATCCGCTTCCGAAGGCCGCAACGCCTTCATCGAATTTGCGGGTACCGTCGCCTCCGCCATCTCCGTCATCGTCCCCGAAGTCGAGAAGGGCTACTGGGTCCGCAACTCCGCGACGGGATCCACACTCACCGTCCGCACTTCCGCAGGGACCGGGGTCACCCTCCCCACCAACGAGTGGGTCTTCCTGATCTCCGATGGCGTCTCCGTCTACAGCACCCTACCCACCTCCCTCACCAACTACGCCCGCCTCGACACTTCCCAAACCTTCACCGGGGCCAACACCTTCACTTCCGCTGTCACGGTTTCGGGGCCAGCCGCCTTCGCCTCCCTCGTAGACATCAAGGGTCCCACCTCTCTCGCCTCCACCCTCTTCGTCGCGGGCACCGCTTCCTTCGCTGCTGCAGTCAGCGTCTCGGGAGACCTCTGGGTCAAGAACAACCTCCTCGTCACATCGATTGTCGATATCGGCGGAAGACTTCAAGTTACCGGAGAGTCCCGACTCAACAATGTCAGTGCTGCCGGTGCCCTCAACGTAACCCAAACTTTCCTGGTTTCCGGGGCGGCCACCCTTTCCTCAGCCGTAGACATCAAAGGCCCTGCATCCCTAGCCTCCACCCTAGTTGTCGCGGGTACTGCAACATTCAACAGCAACGTATCAGTCAACGCGGTGCTGCGTGTTACGTCGTCTGCCAACTTTGCGTCCGGACATTTTACGGGAGGTGTCCGAATGGCCAGCGATCTTTCGGTCACTGGAACCGCAACTTTCGGACGCACGATGTTTGTCACTTCTGCAATTTTGTGCGATACAACAATTGCAACAATTAACTTTACAGGACAGCAAAGTTCTTTTAAGTGCCAAGATCAAATTTCTATTGGGGCTTCTCGCGTATCGGCTGCAACTGTTGCTTTGTACATGTACCCTCAAGGAACGGGGGGAGCTTTCAGCGGGACGCTTTCCACAGACACAGCAGGAAAAGTTAGACTAACTGGAAATAGCGTACAGTTAAAAAGCGGACTTAATCTAGATGTAAACAATGACGTCAATGTGCCTAACAACCTTCTCATAGGTACCAGCGCTGTTGCGACTGGAGCTTACGGCACCCTCGTTATCGCGAATGGCGTAGCCCCAACTTCCAGCGTACTCAACAGCATCATTCTTTACGCAGAGGACGTGGCATCCAGCAGCGAGTTGAAGGTGCGGGACGAGGCCGGTAACGTCACCACTCTATCTCCCCACAACTTCTCCGGATGCGGCGGACCCAGCGAAGAGATGGCTTGGTCCTACTACTCCGAAAGAAACGGCAAGTTCGTCAACATCGACATGATGAAGCTGGCCCGCCTGTTGGAAAAGCTTACCGGCGAGAAACTTGTCTACATCGGAGACACGCCATGAAGGATGAAGCCGTCAAGCAAGGCATCGACGCCATCTCCGTTGTGACGGTGGTGGGTACCCTCGCGGGGGTCCTCCCAGCCATCGCAGCCACCTTCACCATAATTTGGACGGGCATCCGGATCTACGAGTCGAAGACCATCCAAAACCTGCTAGGCAAAAATGGCGACTCCTAAACTCATCCCAGTAACCCAGAAGCCCGGCATCGTCCGGGAACTCACTCGGTACGCGGGTGAGGGTGGCTGGTATGACGCCGACAAAGTCCGCTTCCGCTACGGCCAGCCCGAAAAAATTGGCGGTTGGCAAAACGTCAATGGCATCAGCGACCCCAAGTCAATTCCCGGCGTGGGCCGCAGCATCTTCACGTGGACCACCCAATCCGGCTACGTCTATCTGGCCGTAGGCACCAACTCCCATCTGGCAATCTGGTACGGTGGCCTCTACCACGACATCACCCCCGTCGCCGCATCCATCTCTGCCACCAACGCAATCAGCACTTCTGCTGGATCCACCACCATCACCATCGCGGTGTCGGCCCACGGCCAGGCCACCGGCAACTACTTCTACGCCACCACCGTCGCCGCAACCGTAGGTGACAACATCTATCCGGTGTCCGCGCCCTTTGGGGGCTACCCCATCACGGTGATCGATGGCAACACCTTTACCATCAACACCGGCACCACAGCAGCCGCCACCTCTGCCGCAGCCGGTGGCCTCCTCCAAGGCTACTTCCTCTTGGCCCCTGGCCCCGCGTCCAACCAGCTTGACACCGGCTGGGGTGCTGGCGTGTGGAGTGGACCCCAAGCCTGGAACGCGGAATTCACCGCGTTGGCCCCACTCCGCTTCTGGAGTCTGGACAACTGGGGAGAAGACCTGGCGGCCTCACCCCGCAACGGCCAGATCTACTACTGGGATAGCAGCATGGGCTTGACGAGTCGAGCCTACCTCGTCTCCACGACCCCCAGCCAAAATGCCCAGATCCTGGTGTCGCCAGAAGACCGCCACCTGATATCCTTTGGGTGCCCCGACGCCCTCACCTCCGTGGTCAACCCCCTCTACATCCGCTGGTGCAACCAGGAAGACATCACCGACTGGAACGCATCGGCCACCAACACCGCTGGCGACAAGGTCCTGTCGGGTGCCTCCCGCATCATTGCGGCGCGGCGGACCCGAGGCCAGATCCTCATCTGGACCGACGAAAACCTCTACAGCATGCAGCAGGTGGGTCCCCCCTACACTTTCGGCTTCCAGCTTATCGGTACCAACTGTGGTACCCTTGGCCAAAACGCTATGGTCGAAGTGGGCGGGCGCACCTTTTGGATGGCCGATGAACGCTTCATGGTGTATGATGGTGCTGCCGCCCGCCCCATGAAGTGCGACGTACTTCGCTACGTCTTCGACAGCCTCGACCGCAGCCAACTCGACAAGATCTATTGCGCCAGCAACACCTCCTACAACGAGGTGATCTGGTTCTACCCCACGACCACGGGCGAGATCGATTCCTACGTCATCTACGACTACATGCAGGACGTGTGGAGTATTGGCCGCCTGGTCCGCACCGCGTGGCTCGACCAGGGCATCAACAGTTTTCCGATTGGGGTCGCTTACGAAGCGTCCGCAACCAAACTCTACTACCACGAATTCGGCAACACCGCCGATGGGGCAGCCATCAACGCCTACATCGAATCCAATCTTTTCGATTTGGATGCGGGCCAGGAGTTGATGTTTGTGGATCGTATCATCCCCGATTTTTCGGGGCGCGATGGCGGAGTCATGACGGGCAACGTCACCATGACGCTGCATGCCCTCAAGTATCCCAACACCCCCGAATCCATGGAAGTGACGAAGGGACCCTACCTGGTTTCCGCCGCCACCCAAAAAATAGATTTCCGGATGAGGGGCCGCCATACATATTATCGCATTGAGAGTAATGATGTCAATACTTCTTGGCGTCTGGGTGCGATTCGTTTCCGGCTTGGCCCCGATGGTGAACGATGAAACCGCTTCTTCCCCTGCCCCCGACTTCCCTTCCGGTTGATGCCCAGATGGCGTGGGGGGAAATGATCCGCGTCCTCAACCTCTACCACGGCCAGGTGGTGACGGGGCCAGCAGTGACAGGCTATACAGTTTCTGCTACAGTACCGGCGTCGGCCACCCTCGATCTGGGGACAGTAACGGTTACCGCTGTTGCCAACACCCTCGTCAAGCTGCTGACGGATCTGCAATCGAAGGGCATCGTGAAGGTGGACAAACTATGAAGGGATACGATTCTTTCATCAAGGGTTACGCTGAGGGCGGCCCCGTCAATCCCTTTGAAGCTTTCGTGGCCCCCAAGGGAAACATCTTTCGGACGATCCCGCGTACCTCCCGACCCACCTTCACCCCGTACAATCCGAATCAACAACTCTACGGTGGACCTGCTGAACTTCCGAGTGGCTATCGTAGCATCTACGGCAACCTTTCGAGGATTCGGGAGGAGCAAGCACGTCGGCGTGCTGCCGCAACTCCTGCGCCCCAACCGGATCAGCCCTCCCAGGGTGCGGACCCTGCCCCGGCACCACCGTCTCCAAACCAGTCTCCCGCCCAAAGGGAACTCGACACATACAATCAGGAAGCTGCGGCAAGGGAGGCTGCTGCGAGAGAGGCTGCGGCGAGAGAAGCCCAGGACCTACTCAACCAGCGACCCATCGATACGACGCCGATCTTCGATGCGCCGCTTCCGGATGACATGGAGGATTTTCCGCTGGTGACGGTTAGTCCTCCCACCGAGACTGTGCCAGAAACGACGCCGCCAGATAGCATCCCCGCGCCGTCGATTGATGACGAGATCACGCAGGAATACCTAGGTCTTCCCAATCCGCTAGATCGGGTGGTGGAGGATGTCCTGCGGCCCACGCCAGAGTTGGTTCCCGGCGATGTCACGTTGGTGGGACCAGACGACACCGAATTGTCGGTAGAATCTCCGGAAACGCCCACCTCCGAAGTGGAAGCTGGCCCTGGCTTCGACCCGGATTTTGGGATGGGATCTGAAGAGATCCCTAGTGCGGCACCTCCCGCTGAGGTGGCGACCCCCGCCCCCAATTTGGGGGATGTGCTTTCGTCCTATAGCGACGATGCGTATGCGACCCCGGAAGTTGGGCTGGATCTTGCGGACATCCCCGATACCACGATGGAGGGGGCAGCCAAGAATGAAGCCCTTTCGGGGAAAGCCCAAGGCGCAACTCTTGGAGATCTTGGAAAGTCTCTCTTGCAGGGTGTGGGTATGATGTCCCCGCTGGGCCTGGTCAATACCCTTGGGGGCATGGCTGTGTCCAACTACCAGAATGAAGAGGCCCCGCCCAAGTCTTTGATGGGGATGGCTTTGGAGAAGGTTGCTCCGTCTTTTGCTGCAGGGATCTCCCCGGCAGCCAAGCAGGAGTTGCAGACACGCGGGGAAATCGCTGGGACGCAGATGGCGGAGCAGGTCAACGCGGGCCAGATTTCCCCCACGGCTGCGGCAACAGCGTTGACTCAAGACCAGAATCTGATAGGATCGCTTGGTCCCGCATTGGCTGCGTTGGAGCGTAGTATTGGTACGCTGAAGGGCGGCGATGAGGAAGGCGAAGCCCTCTCCGCACCAGAGGCGGAATCGGAATCCCCCGCAGTAGACTTCGGTACTCCCGAAATTGAGACGGGCACGCCCGCAACTCCCGATCTGTCGGGCTTCGATGGGGGCGACACCGAAGGTGGTACGGATGGAGGCGATAGTGGTGGAGATAGTGGAGGCGATAGTGGTGGCGACGGTGGGGGTGGCAGCGATGGGGGCGGGGGCGGTGAAAGCGATGCTGGCGGTGGTGGTAGCGATGGCGGTTGGGCTAAGGGCGGCTACGTACCGGGGGATAGTGGCGGCATGGATGACGATGTTCCCGCCGTCATCGATGGAAAAGCGCCCGCACGCCTATCTTCCGGGGAGTTCGTATTTGACGCCGCGACGGTAGCCGCCCTGGGGGATGGCAACAATGAGGCGGGGGCCAAGAAACTCAACATGCTCCGCGAAGCCATCCGCCACAAAGCCTATGGCCACAAGAAGCAACCCCCCAAAAACTACAGCATTGGGGACCTAGTGAGGCTCTATGATCGTATGCGCTGACGAAGGGGACATCCCGGCGATTGGCCGTCTCCTCGTAGAGATGCATCAATCGTCGGGCCTTGACATGCCCCCGCTTTCCCCCGGCAAGATCGAGGCCACCCTAGAAGATGTCCTTGCCACGGGCATCATCTTCTTGGGTATGCGGAATGGGGAGGTGGCCGGTGTTTTGGCCCTCAAGGAAGCTTCCCACTGGTTCAGCGAGGGGCGCTTCTTCGGGGATGTTGTCTTCTACGTGGGACTCAAGCACCGGCAGTCCGCGTTGGGTCCCCAACTGTTGCGTCGTGCCTCCCGATATGCTAAGATGCGGGGTCTTCCCTTGTTGATGGCTGTCGTCAACGGGGTTGATGTGGACCGTAAAGACAAGCTGTATAAGCGGCTGGGGTTTCGCCACATCGGTGGCGTCTATAGTAGGGGTATCTGATGGGCTGGTTTTGCGAATCCTCCACGACTCCAACTACCACGACGCAAACCAACACGGTCCCCGCGTGGTACGAAGATGCGTTGGAAAGGCTGGTCTCTGCGGGCGAAGAAGAGATCGCAAACAAGCCCTACCAGTATTACGATCCCCAGCAGAGGGTTGCCCAGCTTTCCCCCGCCGAGGAACAGGCAATCGCGGCCACCCCCGACGCGGCAGGTGCGTACATTCCCGGATTGTCGGCGGCCTTTGGCTCCGCTGCGATGGGGTCGCGGGGCATCCAGGATGTCAACTTTGCGGATTACATGAATCCGTACACGCAGAATGTCGTGGACATCCAGAAGCGCGAAGCCATCCGCGACTACGAGAAGATGCGTCCCGGCATGGGCTACAGTGCGGCGAAGCAGGGTGCCTTCGGTGGCGCACGTCACGGTGTCGTGGAAGCGGAAGCGGAACGCAACCTGGGCCAGCGTCTTGGAGATATCCAGCAAGCGGGGCAGGAGCGGGCCTTCACCGCAGGAACCAACCTCTTCACCAACGAAGCCCAGCGCCAACTCCAGGCTTCGCCCATGTTCAGCCAGATTGGCGAGGCGTCCCAGCGGTTGGGACTTACTGGCCTCGATGCCGTCTTGAAGGCACAGGCTATTCCCCGCAACGTGGAACAGCAACTGCGCGACGCCCAATTCCAGGAATATATGCGAGAGCAGGGTTACGGCATGGGCCAGTTGGGCGGCCTCAGCGGCATCATCCGAGGGGTATCCCCCGGTGGCACCACCACCACGCAAGGCCAGGTTGCGGGATCATCCCCCTTCCAAGCCCTCGCAGGGTTGGGCCTCGCTGGGGCCGGTATCTACAACCTCTTTAGGTAAGCACCCATGGCAGATCTCCCCCGGCCAGGATCTCTCAGCTTTGAGCAGTTGCAGAAAATTTCTCAAAGCCCGGACTTCTATTCACTTGATTGGTCGTACCGGCAGCAAGTTCTAACCGAGTTGCGGAATAAGCAATCGTCCCGAGTTTCTTACGAGGGCATGGCGACAGACGCTTTGCGGCGACAGGAAGAAAGCGAGGCTGCGGCGGAGCGGAAGCGACAACAGGCGCAGTTTGCGCGCAATCGTATGCTTGAGCAATTTGGAAGTCAGCCTAGTGAAGCTTTGGCAAAAGCGCCTTCGCCTACTCCGAGTATGGAAGATCTAACATCGGAAGCTGTGCGCTCAGTGTTTCCGCGTCCGCAGATTCCCACTACCACCAAGACAGATACCCCGGAGACTCCGGTGACGACGGCGGCACCTTCGGGTGCGGCAGCGCAGCCTGATCCCTTCGCGGAGATGCGGGCTACCATCATGGGTATGGGTGGTGGCGGGGGACCCCGGCCCAAAATTGCTAGGCCGGATA